GGCTTACCATAAGCAGTCGGACGCACGGGAATCTTTGCGCTTGGATTCTCATTGTTTATATGCTCAGCAGCTACTCGGCTAGGGTCATATAACGTACGGTCACTGATAGCACGACGACGAGCTGCGATGTTAGAGTTCCACAAAGCCGAAGTAAGTGATTGAACCGCCATTACATTAGTAGCGAGCGACTTAGTTTGGAAGCCCAGCCCATCATCTAAAGGCTGCATAAATAGAATCGGCAAGTAACCATGAGCATTGGTTTGACGCTCAGCATAGATTATTACGCTGCAGTTAACAATTATAAACTTCCAAATCTGCGGAGTATTCGGTGACGGAACTCGCATATTAAAATCAGAAGGAAGAATACGCGCGTATAAAATGGTGACCTGATAAGAATCTCTGTATTGAATCTTATTGTTAGCACCAGTCAAGCCAGCCCAGCTCATCCAATTCATTGACGAGCGTTTCGTGTCGGAAGGAAACAACGCACCAGGATTAAGCTGAGGAAGGTAATATGATTCAGTAGCTCCAGTACTTGCAGCAGCTGCTGAGCCAAACCCTGACTGAAATGCAGCAATTACATTCTCAACCATCTTAATAGGTAATTTATTAATAAAATCTTTAAGCTCAATCCTAGACATAAGTTTATTATATCCAGCAAACTCACCCTTCTTGTGTACCTCATTAGGCGGCACACGAATATCAAAGAATGTATTGTATAGATCAAGATGCTTAATTGAATTACCTTCCCAGATAAGCTCTTTAGGCTTAGCTTCTTTAGTTGAGAAAAGTATATCAGTTTCTAGTGTCGCAGTTACTTCACGCGACCAATCCACTTCTACTCCTGCTAGGTTATACTTAAACCCATCACGGAATACTTTAATAAATTCATTAACCCAACCACCACGAACCTGCTGATCTTCTATTACTGTTTCCATCTGCATAGCTGCGTCCATATTGTTCGGGTCTGATACTACCCCAAAAATAGGATTGCCCTGCAAGAACACAGCAGATTGATATACAACTGCCGATTCTACTATTGGCATAACTACAGGCACAACTACGTTCTGGAACTTAGTAGGGTCTCCATACGTGTTAGATATGCGAGCGCGAGAATTCTCTTTAGTGTTATCGTTTTCACGAATATAAGCTAAGTCTATGTTACGTAATACTTCTCTGATATTCCAATTCGTAGCTTGCAGTAAATAACACTGCCGAGAGTATTGTATGATTCCCTCTTGTGCTTTAGGAGTTAAAATCATAGGTGTATTAGGTTGCATTGTGTTTTACCTTATTTACTTATCTATTAAAGATACTAATGAGTGTATCTAAAAGCGAGGCTGGCTGCACCGTATTTTCTGCTACTTTTGGAGCAGCTACTTTATTCGCCGCTAATCTTGTTTCTTTCTCGGCAATAGACGCCATGATGCTAGTATGCTCGTCCATCAGTATCTTCTTAATCGCAGGAGTCTTGGCTCTACTAATCTCCTCAATTAACATATTGATATTATACTCTGTTTGGCTAGACTCAATATCCTTAGCCAGTTCTTCAGGCGTAAGCATGAGGTCTTTACGTAATTTCTTATCCCTAGTACTGAGTCTTCGTTCAGCCATACATTACCCCTAGAATGGTGAATTACTTCCAGCAGCAAGCAACTTAATGTTTGCGTTATCTTGCTGGACTAATACATTCATCATAACTACAAATTCGGCGTACATCTCTAATACCTTTGGAGCGTACGCAAGCAGATCAAGAATATCATCTGTGTTATCTCTACGCAATGGATTGAACTGCATAATCTGAAGAAATACCTCACTACGCACTTCCTCAGAAACGAATATCTCACCAGATTGTAAAGACTTAAACATAGTTAGAATACGAGAGTTCTTGCTGAAGCCCCCAGGATATACTTCAACACACTCTATACCAACTATCTGCATCTGTTCACAGACGAATCTAAACCAGTAATTAAGGGTAGATTGGTAAGCAACTGATTCTACACAAATAAGTCTACAGTTATGAGTAAGAGCTAACTTAAGAGCCTCACGAATAGTTTCTCCAGGACTCAATCGGCGATTGATTAACTTCTTAAGAACTGGGAATGAGTCGTATACTTCAAAGTAACCAATAGCTACGTTATCGCTATTTATCTTACCAGAGGAAGGGTCAATGATTATGAAGTTACCTTGTGGTATATCTTCTTCTCTGAAAGGAAGTGCAGGCAACTTAGAGAGGTCTACTAGATGATTAACTGATGCTGTCTCATCATTAAGCACTTCTGAATAGAATATCTCAGGCTTACCTGCTGCTAAGTCATTCTCGTACTCTCTCATTAGCTGAGTTATTGGCTGCAATTCTTCCCATAGCGATGTACCATCTTGTAAAATTCCGCCAGCAATAAACTTAATCCAATTAGGATTAGACTTAAGTTTACGGAGAATTGACCACTTAGTTGGGTACATATTAGCAATGAATACGAACAGACAACCATGAGGCGATTTAGCCTTCATAGCAGTACCAGTCATTTCTCGCTCAAGCGCATTACTTTGTACATCTGACTCGGCACATTCACGAGATTGTATATCATCGAAAATCATTACATCTGGGCGCTCATTCTTTAGAGTCACGCCACGAATTACTGCTACAGTGCCTGCCATAAGAATTATATTACGGCCCCGGAAGCCAAACTTTTTAAGGTCAAGCCTGTCAGTCTCTAATCCTATCTTCCAATCACCAAACGTTTTCTTAATGTTTTCTTCAGATAACATATCAGAAACGTCTGCAAGTATATTATTAGCTTTAGATTGATTCTCACATAAAACTAAGATGAATTTTTTAGTGGTAAATAATATACAGTATAGTATGAATAGCTTAATTACCATTGTTTTACCAAAGCCACGCGGTAATCCAAGAGCAAGCTGGGAGAAATCTCGTGCCTTAGCTGAGTACTCTATCAGCCACGCCCAAATAGCTAGATAAACTAGCGGAAATGCGTACTGATATACTGTTGGCATTGCTAAACCAGCCAAGAAATCTGGTGATGTTTTACATAAATCTACTACTTGTTGCGCATCGAACGAAGCTTCTTGTACTGTCTCAGGAACAAGAATTACTTCAGGCTCAAAAGTAGAAAACTCCAGCTTTTCAAGTAATGTTGGAGTATCTAACACTATCCATTCCTAGAAGATTTAGTTGTAATTGAAGAAGAAATAGAAAGCAGCAGAAGGCGAGCTGCCAACTTATTGGCGGCCACTAATTGCTTCTGTTTTTCGCATACGGTAGCTTTAACCCGTTGCATTTGCTGCGTTTCCAATAGCGAGGGCGGGGCTGCCATCTCGTTTCTCCTTAATAAGTCCATCTAATCTACCTGATTGTATAGTAATTAGTTCTTGTTCGCCTACTTTAGTTACTTGGCCTTGTGCGTTTGATTGGAATTTATTAATTAGCTGAATAGGAATTACTAAATTTATGATGCTTTGCTTTTCTATGAGTTGGTCAGGAGCTGATTGGCCGCGCCGTTTAGCTTGATTTAAAACTTGCAATGCTTTAATCATTTCCATCGGCCGCATAATAAGCCCAAGACTATCTTTAAGCTTTTCAAGCAAATCATCTTCTAGGGTGTCATATGCACAATCCCTAATATTGTGTTTTGCGAGATGTTCGTATCTCATCGTCGCGAGCGCGCCCGCAAAGGCTTCATCACTTACTAAGCTGCTAATATAAGATGGCGTAACTCCAAGAGATGCAGCCACTGTTTCCGGCTTCAATCCTGTAGCCAGCAAATTCAACGCTCTAGATTGTGTAGATGTAGCATTAAGTAATTCATTCATAAAGCCTCCAAGCCTCGATATAAATTATTATATAATTTTTTTTAGTAGTGAGAGGGTGGAGTTGGTAATTACCCCTGGAATGGTACTTACTATATTCGTATAGCTAACGGTACTCCTCGGAAAGTTTTTTTAAAAAAGTTCAGTGAAATGGGTACGTCTCCTTAGGATACAAGGCTACACGGAAACGAAAAAAGGCCTGCACCGGCCCTGAATGAGAATCATTCGTATTCACCATTAGGCCAGGTTAGCAAGTGCTTACTTACTATCCGGCCGGATAGTTAGTGAGTGCTTACTACCGCTGCCGGATATCCATGCTGGTAGTAAGGTTATATGCGATAGTTAGTGAGCGCTTACTTCGAATGCGATAGTTAGTGAGTACTTACTTCGATTAGGCGTTTGTTGTATAAATGAGACATGACAATTTATGTGTCACTTTGTGACAAACTTTGTCACTATAGGCGATATTGAGAATCATTCGCATTCGCTACGCCCTTGAAGATAGTTTGCTAGCTTGGCATGAATCCTGCTTCTATAGTAGTACTACCGCCTAGCACGGCTTGCTAGATTGAACCAAAGGAATCTATACCATGACAACCATGTATCCAGTAGTTAAGACTGCCGAAGCAATAGTCAATGAAGGATTGACTACGCTCAATGTAGCGCGCACGGACGGTAAAAAAGGCAAGTCCGGTTCTGTTATCGTAGTGCCGGTCTTGTCTGATTCTGTCCTGTTCCTGATTCAAGGTGCGGACGTCGGCAAAGCCTTTATCGTTGATGCAATTGACGCCTTGCGTAGTCGTATCGCCAGCAGCATCAATAGCAAGGGGAACACCATTACAAGCGATAAGCTTGGCATTGATGCTATCCTTGCAGCAATGAAGCTTGAAACCGAGTCACAGCGGATGACAAAGGATTCCATCGGCATTTGGTTTGACGACGACCTGCTGGCGCTGATGAAAGCTAGGTTTGCTGTAAAGCTTCCGGGTATCAGTGACGGTAAGATGGCCGGAATAACCTATCAATACCGCTGCAAGTTTCAATCCCTTGCCGGTAGAGATGGATTCATTCCGGACGCTGTTAAGAGTCAATTAGTAACAGCGATGGAGTTACTGCCAGCCGAGTATGAAAGTGTT